CCATACCTACCCCACCAGTCTGGCTAACTTGACGGCTTTGCCAGATGTCAACAGCTACGATCATCGCAGCCTCTCTTATGGCAGGGGTCGCAGTGTAAGCCTGTGCTTTATGCTCTGGGCCAAGGGCGCGGCCGTATGGTTTAATAAAATGAAATGGATCGTCTGTAGCTGTTTTTGCGTATTGGATAATGCTGTAGCCGTTAGGGTATGAACTAAATGCGTATGTACTCCAGAATGCTGTGCCAATAGATGCTGGCACTGTAGTACCAGGAAATGATCCTGTTAATGTGTATGTGCCGTTATATGTTGCACCACAATTACTTACTGTTATTGATTGACCAGTTACAAAGATGCCTGGGTTTGCTAATACTAAAGTTGCTACATTATTGCTAATAGATGAGCCGACTACTGGTGCATCGTTATGCCATAAATAACCTTGTATTAAATCTTCTGCCGATTGGCAGCACTCTTCTACGGTTGCATCGGTATATAAAGTGCCTATGCCAAGATTTGTGCGTAATTCTTGCATAGTTACCATCGCAGCGGCCATAGTGTCCTCTCTTAAAAAGCTCCCTAGGGCTAGGGCTACTAAACCCTAGGGATTATTAAATTACTAAGTTATTAGCTTAGGTTGAAGCGACGAACTCCACCAGCGACCAATACACCAACGGCCATGTAGCCATATAGTGATGTCTCGATCTCGCCTGTTGTTGGAATGTTTGTTGACAGACGTAGAATTGGTGATTCGTAAATTGATACTGATGAAGGTACAACAATAAATGCAGACTCATCAATAGTAGTAGATACTGCGTTTGGATCTACGTATAGATCTAAACCAAGTACGTTACCACGTAGTGATGTTGGTTGTGAAGCTCCTGCATTGTTCATTGGGTTAGCAGCATTGTAAATTGGGCGGCCAGTTGTATCTGTTGCGCCTAATAGTAGTGACCACTGTGATGTACCAGCGATGTAACGTGTTGCTAACTCACCTGTTGCAAGGTATGCAGCTGGTGCTTGTGTAGATACGTAGGAAATAATTCCTGCTGAATCTGCTGCTACTCCTGTAGCTTGTGTGCCACCTGATGTTAATGCTGCAATTACTGCTGCATCTGTTGCCTTGTTATAGGCACGTGTCATGTTGTCTAACATGGCTGCAAAGAACTCTGGTGAGCTGCGCTCTAGGATTTCTAAGCTGTAACGTTGTAGTCCAGCGTACTTCTTAACAGTTAGGTTTACGTATGAAGATACGATACCTGTCTCTGATGGGCCTGCTGCTTCTGCAGTTTCTGCCACTGTACCTGAAGTAGTAATCTTTGGAACTGAAATTGTCATGCCAGCTGCAGGAAGCGCGCGTGAACCGATTGCATCAATTGCTGGACGTGAACCAATAAGAGTATCTACAACTGTAGGAACATATTGATTTGGTGAAAATGCAGGATTACTTGTGAACGAATCGTCTGCGAAATTCATACGCTTTGCTACATCTGCTTCTGCTTTCATTACCCACTGTGCTGACTCGTGGTTACCTAATTTTGCTTTAATGCTGTGTTCTAGCATTTGTGCTTGTGTTTGAATTGGTGAGCGTGGCTCTGTGTAGAAGGATGCACTAATTGTTGGACGTGCGGCTTCTACTGGAGCAACCTCTACCACTGGTACTGCTGTTGGCTCGGTGGTGTTTTCCACTTGTGCCTCACTTTCCGTAGTTGGTTGATTTGTTGCATCCGCTTCGCCTTCGCTAGCGGCAACTTTAGTTACTTGTGCTTCTGTAAATGCTGGTGATTCTACAAGGCTTACCTCTTTGAGAGTTGCCTTAGTTACATAGATATAATCTTTTTTCTGTGATGATTTAATTACATCTACACCTACAGATAGGCCATCTATTAGCTGCTCACTTGCAAGCATTAACGCATCTGATCCTTGCATGCTTGCGCTAATCTTAAAGCTAGCGTAGATACCATCTTCTGCTTCATTAAACTTTTGCATACGGCCAATAGGTCGGTCATTTTGATGTTGCATAAGCATTTTGATCTTGCCTGGGTCGCCTACATCTATTGAACCTTTGGCAAAAACTACTTTACCAACACTGGTATTACCAGGTGTTTCAAACGGCACAATTTTGCCTGCAATAACTCTGCGCTCATTGTCTGAGCTTTCTATTTGACTGCTAAATGTAAGAATCAATTTGAATCCGCCCATGTTAGAACTGCGAAGGTAAATGATGGGGTAGTGCCACCAATTGTGCCGACTACTCTTAATTGATCGGTAAATGCAGTAGTTAATCTAATTACTTCTCGTGTAACGCCTGTTTTTTGTGTAAATGTAGCAATAGTATTCCAGTTAGTGCCATCTACTGTGTCTTGCACTACCACATCTAATGTAGGTAAAGTGCCGCTAGCTGCTGTAACGTCTAATTGCATTACTAATAGTCTTGCTGCAGATAGTCCTTTAACGGCTGTGCCGGTAACTGTTTCAGTGCGAGCAGCTGACGCTAGTAGCGTTACGGTGCTAGCAGGTATATTGGCTTGTTGTATATCACTCATGCATTTTCTCCTTTTGCGCTGTTGATGTACTCAGCATCGCCGCTTTGATTTCCGTTAGGTGTTAGGTCTTCCATTTCCTTTGCATCATCTATATCAATAAGTCCAAGGGCTAGCATTTTCTCTATTGTCTCTAGTCTTGCCTTATCATCTGATCGTAAGAAAGTCTCTGAGATGTTAAAACGAACAGTGTGGCCGTTAGCCGTTATATCGTTCATGCTTAATCTGTCTTCGATAGCACAAATATAAGGCTGTAGTGAATATGCTACAAACTCTTTGCGACCATCAATAATGTTTTGGTAAGTCATGCTGTTGTTCATGTCTGCAGATATGTAATAAGCAGGTACATTCATAGCACGTGCAATTTGTGTGGCGAGGTACTGTGAGCTTTCATTATAGGTCATGTCCTTAGGTGAAAATCCAACAGTCTCATAAGATAATGTGCTAGTTAGGTATGCAGTAGATCTTGATTGACGTGCTTGCTTCCAAGCTGCTAATAATCCTTGTACTTGTGCTTCTGGCATGTCTGCACCAGTGTTTTTAATAAATCCTGTTGCCATAGGTGTCTGTGCTGCTATAGATGTAGCCTTTTCAATATCTAATGCAGCTTGTATTGTGCGACCTGCTGTTTGTAATACACCTTGTGTTAATCCTTGGAAAGTGATAAGACTTCCAACACCTGACATCGGTAATTTTTCATTATCTAATGTGTAATATAAAACTTCTGTACCTAATGGATTTAATTGTGCAACTACTCGTGTGTTGTTAATCCATTCAAATCTTGATGGTCTTAAATCATCTGCATATACTTCTGTAACACGCCAATATGCAACACCGTAAAATATAAGACTATCGACAGTCCACGAGATAGTGACGGATCGTGGCTGTCGAATATCTGGCTGCTCGCACCAAAGTGGCTTCGCTAATTCTTCGCCTGTAGATTTTCTATACAGCTCTAATGGTAAATATCCTATAACACCTTTAATTAAATTAGCGCATCTGTTAACAGCTGGTACTTGTGTTGCAAGTGTGCGATCCATCGGGCCTGCACCGAATGTGTTATATCCAAAACCAATTAGACTGTCGCCCATAACGGCAGGGGCGTATTGCGCTTGTAGATTTTCTTTTTTATTATTTATACCTAAAGCAGACAATAGACCCATATGTATACTTTATAGCATAAAACGTACTAATAGTGCAAATTAGACAAAGATTTGCGCGGTTTGTTGTGGGCGTGTCAACTGGCTTACGACCATAGCCAAAGATATTGCAGCTGTAACATCTCCAGCAGATTTCCTACGTATTATGCGCCAGCCTGCATCGCTAGTTTTGGCAGCACAGTTATTTAGGTGCTGTACTAGATCTGCCTGACCACTATGAACCATACGCCCGTTAGCCATAGCATCTGATAGATCCGAGCATGCTTGGTAAAACGCCTGACCAGACACATCTTGCATACGCCATCCGCTTTGCTCTAATCGTGTGGCTATTGATTGCGTGGCATACTTGTCAAAGCAAATTATATGTGGATGATATTTACGTGCCCACTCGTTTACATCGCTGGCCATCTTAACCTCATCTATAGCAATATCACTATGCCAAAGCTGTGCAAGCCCGACTGCTATTTTGCCGTCTTTCATTTGACCCATAATTAACGCACCTGATCTTCTTGTAGGTGCAATATCAAATGCCATTATAGTCATTGGCCCGACAGGGATCTCTAGCGTACTGTCACTGCATGCTTCTATACTTCCATAGACCCAAGGACTAACTGCACTATCTACCCATTGGCATAACATTTCTGTGCGTGTAGCTTCTATGCTGTTTGTGTTTACAGCTTCTTCTAGTGTTTGTTCTGTTACAAAATATCCTAATGCTGGATTTGCCATAGCCCAGGCTTTGCGATCATTTATTTTGCAGTGCTGTGGTGCTGACCATTCGTAATAACCCAAAGTAACAGGCGGATAAGATAGTGATCGCTCTCTTAGATCATTTAGCACTGTGCTAAACCCATCACCAGCATTACTTGTCATCAAAGTCATTGAATTAGATCTAGCACGTGTTACTGGTAATGCAGCTGTAAATGCTTCTTCTGACCATTCACGTAATTCATCTAAATATAAGAAGTCGGCAGTCTTTCCACGTGGCGCATCTCTAGTTGCCGCTGCTATTTCATACCTTGCGCCATTAAGTAGGGTTATAGATTCTTGACCATTAGCCAGGCGGATCTGCCTTACCTGATCTTTTAAAAATTGATTGTCTTCTATTGTGTAAGCAACATTTCTAAATGTATCTAATGCCATGTTACGGTTAGAGGACATGCCTAATACGTTCTTGCTGCCCCATAAGAATAAATGTGAAAGTATAAGCATGCGAGCAAGGTGAGTCTTCCCTGATTGTCGACTAACAAGAATTAATCCAGACTTCTTTACCCACATGTCTTTATCATCAATAGTTAATAAATCATCTAATACCCAGCGTTGCCAAGGAATCAACGGCATGCCTATTTTCTCAGCTAGATCGGCTACCTCTTGTGCTTTGCTAACACCTTTTAATAAAGGCGTATAAATCCTAGGCTCAGTGCTGCCAATTAGCCCGACCCCTCGTGGCGTCTGTTTTAGTTCGGTATCACTTTGCATCGAAGTCAAGCGTATCAGGTTTAATAAATGGTGAATCCGGCACTGTTCGCACCGTCTCAGGGAGAGAACGTTGTGA